TCACAAACTCCCACCGAGGTTCGAAATGAGCAGGTCGCCGGCGGGGGTCCAGAAGACCGATATATAATTCCAGGCGCCGGGTCCCCGAAGGGTCCACTCCACCGGATCGCCAAGCCATACCCCCAGCATCGCGCCGTTGGAACTTTGCACCGTCGCAGTCCGACCTCCAGTCCCATCCTGTTGGATTTTCAGCAGTATGCTGTAGCCGTATCCGGGGAGTGATGGCGGGGCCACCGACAGGATACAGTCGCCGACGATCGTCCCGTAGGCGAACTGGGTCGTATTTGGCGTGATGTTGACGGTCCCGGTAAGCGCGCCCAAGCTGGTCCCACGCAGTTCTCCACCGGCATCAACACGGATCGGCCCGGTAAAAACCGCCGAACCCGACGCGTTCAAGTTTTTCAGACTGGAAAGCCCAGTCCCGTGGGGCGTAATTACGACGTTGCCATTATTTCGTGACGTAATGGCGAAATCGTTGACGCAAAGATCGCGCACCAATTCGTTTAGAGAGGTATTCGGGATTCCAATCACCCAATCAGACGCGAGGCCTCCGACAGCTATCGTCACTGAAATCGAAAGGGTGGTTTCTACAAAAGCGGTGACGGTGCCAACCATGTAGATGCCCGGATTGCTTTGGCTTTTGACCTGCACTAAAGCCCCGACGGGGATCACGGAAACGGCGGCCTGTTGATCCGTGGTCAAGGAAATCGCGCCTAAACCCGGCGCGAGCGGTGTCGCCGACGTTGCCCCCAGCCCCTTCAGAAAGCGCGTCTCACTCGCAATTGCAGCGAGGATTGCCGGAAACCCGGATTGCTCGTCCGCATAGGCGGTACCTTCGACATTCGCATCGGTGAAGGTTTGGCCCGCAAGGTTCACACTCCAACTCATTTCACATCTCCATGACGAAAAAACAGATCACCCCGGCCGACGTGAAACATCGACAGGCTCATCATTTGATTGGGGACCGTCGGACGCAGATCAGAGCAGCTCTTCGATCGTGAAGCTCTTCGAGTAGCGATTGTGTATCGGGTTCAAAATCGGGGTGTTGTCCTGCAAGACGCCGTATACGGAATGCCGATGTCGATGGATGGGGTCATCTGGGTCTATCATGACGAAGAGATCCCCACCGGTTCCTTTTAAACGCTCCATCTCATAAGCATTCCCGAACATTTCATCCCGCTCGAGATAGTCGATGGAAAATCTCAACCGCCTATATTTGGGCTGCACGTCGACATAAGTTTGTCCGCCTCGAGACTTCACCCGTCGGCTGGTATCCACTTGTTCGATCGACCAGCCGTATTGCAGATTGATTGATGGTCTCCACGCCGGTCCGACCAGCAGGCGGCCAGCCTCGAGGTATCCGCTCGGATTCTGTGGATCGATAAGCTCGATCAGCACAAACCTGGCGATCACCGGCTGCGCGATCAGCTCGAAAGCCGCGATACCATAGGTGACCGCTTCGTCGGCCAACAGGCGCCCGCCCCAATTAAACTCACCCCAAAGGCCTTGGCCAAAGGGTTGAATGGTCGGCCAAATATCAATCACACCTGAATCGTGAACGACGTCCTCAAACGCGGCATCTTGAGAAAGCGTTACCCGCCAACGTCCATTCTGGGTGAGATTGTGCCTGAGCAGAGCCAGGAAAGAGACCGGTTTCGGGTCACCGAAATCGGCAATAAAGCGGGTGTCGGCCGGGTCGGCATTCGTGCTGCGCGCGACCAGGCTGGGCTGACGGGCAGCCAGGTTTTCAATCGGCAGCTCGGCGCTCCAGCTTCCACCAGAAACGGTGGCCGTATCGAAATTGTTGCGGTAGGCGATCAGAACCTGTCCCATGCGTTCATCCCCAAAGATCAAGAGTGACTTCATTAACCGCTGCGTCCTCCGTCATTCCGACGACCACCAACAACCGACCGGTACCGAGGCGATAGCGCGGATAGGTGATCCGGATGGATTGGCCCAATTCCAAGGCATAGGGCTGGGTTTTCAAGCGCACACGAAAGGCATCCCGATCTGCACCGAATATCGCAAGGCGTCGCGACGCTTCGGTCTCGGCATCAACCTTAAGGGCCAAAGATGTCTCGTCGACGATTTCTTCGGACAGCGGGTGACGGGTCTTGATCGATGGATCGTCGGCAACGCTGTAGCGAAAGCTCTCGGCCAAATCCGCCCGCGTTTCTTCATCGACCACGCCAGCAACGCCATCAGGGCCGATCACCGTCCAGTATTTCCGATACCCGATCTTGCGGCGCCACGCAGGCAGCGATACCGCCACCCGTTCGATCTCCAGAATCTCCTGCTCTGAGAATGCAAAAAGCGCTGGTTCGACGGGAGCCGCAATCCGGTCAATCGTCAGCTTGCCCGCCCGATTGAATCCGAAATGTGCCCCGACCCCGGCCACGACCTGGTCCAACAAGTCGAGAATATTGATCTCATCGGCCGAGAAGATGCCAACCGGCGCCGTAACGGCTGCCATCGCCTGGAAGCTGGGGATATCAAAATCGTCGGGATCACTCAGATCGCTTCGGGTGCCCACAACGCGTTGCACAATCGAGCCGACCAGTTCGACATAACTTCCGTCTAACTTATCACCTCGAACGTCCGCCGTGATCTGCCCTGCAGACCCGGCCCCGAGCGTGAACGTTCCCTGACCCGTATTGACGGCATATTGACCCGCAGACGGCGGCCCTGAAACCTTGGTCAGCGGCACGCCGGTGTCGTAGACCGCATCTACATCTTCAATTGCACCGTCATGGACCTGATAAAGCAACGCGCTGGGATCGACGAGCACCGGTTCGATGTGAAAGACACGGCCGTAGCACAACGGTTTAGGGCGCCCTTCCAGGCCTGCCCGACCGTCGAGACCTCCCGTGCCGCCATAGCTGGCTCTTTGGATATCGACGTCGAGTTTGGATTGAAGGTCACGTAAACGAACTGTAACCAGCGCGTCATCGAACTCAATTTGCTCAGCCGTTCCATCGAAGATCAGCCCAAAGTCGTCTATCGAAAAACCGTCGCCACCGAGATAGACCCGGACGCGGCGACCATCGAATGCGAAACCGGCCAGATCATCCAGGCCACCATCGGCATTATTCAGAGCCAAAACGCCGAAGCCGGGGAATGATCGGCCGCCCACCCTACCGGACGAGAACAGCTCCCGCTTAAAATTGAGAGGCGTCACCAAACGCGGGGCGTAGTACGTGTTCGCCGGCGTATCCAACGGCCCGGTGGTGAAGCCCCGGTCGCTAAACCGCAACTCGGTCACCCCTCCCAGCTCGGGATCAAAAGGCTCGATGACGACCAGGTAGGATCTAGGCCCAACTGTGTCGGCGATCAGGTTCTGGAAAAGGCTCATGCCACCCTCCCGGAAACCCGACTTCCGGCCACCGTCCGTTCAAGCGTCCGTCGCAGGGTCGCATTCTCCGCACGCATGTCGGAGACCTCGCTCCGTAGACGCTTGGTCTCATCGACAAGCATCTCAATTCCACGCGCCTGCCGTTCCGACAAACCGCTATCGGCGGCCCCTTGATCATTGGCGGGCTGGGTCACCGTAACGGGAATGGTTCGGCCGTCCGGAAGTGGAACGAACGCCTCCGGTGTGCGGCCTTCTCCAAACAATGTCAGCTGCGGGCCATAAGCTATGCCACCCTGATCATAAGCCTTGAGGGCGAGTGGCCCGAACGCCGTCATGATGCCGCCGTCCGCAAACCCGATCGTATTCGCAAGGGTATCGACAAGAGCATTGGTCTCCGACGAAAGGCCCGAGCGAAACGTGCCGAAACCGCCGGATCCGAAATCTCCCGCATACCCAGTGATACGCGCTATCAAGCGGTTGCGGGTGGGGTTGGCGCCGAATTCGGCGTCCGGGTTGGGTAAATCACCGAGATCTCCGGAGAGCGAACGACTGATGTCCCGAAGCGTCTCAAGCTGTTCCTCGGCGACCCGAAGCTGTGATTCAGCAATGCTTTCGGTGCTTTCGAGCGCGCCATCCACCTGCTCGAAGATACGGGCGTAGTCCTCGCTGCTCGCGTAGAAACTTCTCGCAAGTTCAAGGTACTCGACGCTCGCGTCTGAAAGCTCCGCTTGGGCTTCCAGATCGCCACTCTGCGCCAAGTTGGATAGATCTTCAAAACGCAACCGTGCCTGCTCAAGCTGGTCAGCAGGAGATAAAATCGAAAGCTCGCCGGACATGATCCTGCGCCTGGCTTCGCCGATTTGTTCAACCACCCGACCCGAGGCGTTTGCAAGCTCCTCCTGTTCTCGGATCTGCTCTCCAAGCTCTTGGGTGGCCAGCGCCGTTATCTGAGCCAGTGTCATCTGAGCGGCAGCGTTATCGTTTGCGGCTGTCGTGCCGACCGACAAAGTGTCGTTCAAAACATCCATAACCGCTTCGTTGTCCGCGAAGGTGATCTTTAGCTCCTCCATCGCAGCGATCGTCAGATTTCCGCTTTGGAGCATTGTCTCCAACTGTTGAGAGAACAGCTCATCCAAGCCTGAAACATCCGCGCCGATTGCAATACCGTCCTGTCGACGCGTGTCGATTGACTCAACCAAACCCCCAACCGAATCTACAATTCCCAAACCGTTGCCAGCACGGATATCGGCGGCGACGCCCTCCTCAAAATCATTGATGACAGCCTGCTGAAGATCAGCCGACGCGGCATCCAAAGACGCGGTGGACTGTGCGACGAAAGCATCGACCGCATCAGCCAACTCGGGGAACTGCTCCTTCAGCTCTTGCAAACGGTCTGTCAGAGCCGGCATTTGGTCTTCGAACTCGGCTAAAGCCGCCTGACCCTCCAGCAAGCGCTTCTCGAACTCTCCGAGTTGTTCAGGCTCAAAAGCGCCTGTTAGGGTTCCGATGAACGTCTCGACATCCGCTTGAGCGATATCGATGCCGTCTAGAATTCGATCGATGTTTTCCTGGTAGGCTGTGGCCGCGTCTTCGGTTTCAAATCTTTGATCCCCAACGGGGGTATCCAGTGAAACCACGCTTTCAATGCTGGAAATCGTCCCATCTGTGAGGGCTTCACCCACAAGATTTATAGCCTCGACGAGGGAGTCTACCGCCCCGAGGACCTCGCCTTCGGGATCCAACACTTCAAACTTTCCGTCACGTCCCAGTGACGCATTAGATCGCGTGCTGTATTCGGCCTCGCCAATCCGGAAGCCGCCAAGGCCGTTGAACTTCCCCTCGTCCGCAGGATCTTCCACGAGAACAAAGTCCTGTGGCAGTCCTGAAATACGCCCGCGTTCCTGTTCGACAGTCATGAGGCTTGCGCCGAGAGCGACGTCCACCGGATCTACTTGGCCGGACTCATCCGTGATATCGCCATTTGGGTTGAACAGTTTGAAAATGCGATCCAGGCCGTCGAATATCTCGCCAAAGCGTTCCCCCGCCAACTCACGACCGGTCTTCTCCGCCTCTAGACGCTGACGAGCCAAGGCCAAAGTCATCGCATCTATAGACTCTCCGGTATCCTGAAACTCCTGTCGCAATCGCCCGAAAGCATCGGCAAAGTCGAGGTCCTCAAGCAGCTCGTCCAGGTCTTCAGCCGTGCTGTTCTTGGCGGCCTCTGCGACCTCCGGTGAGTCAAAATCTTGAAGACCTTGCTTCAATGCCAGAAACACAGCCTTTTCGATAACTTCAGGTTCGGTGAGGCCTTGGATATTCTCATCCTGGCCGAGGACGCCATTCAAAATGGTGGATAGCGTGTAGCCACTTTCCCGGCCCGAGCCCGACTCGGGACTGGAGAAATATCCGATGTCGAGGCCGAAGTTCCGATACCCTGCGCCGTACCGCACACGCACGTCGTCGACGGCATCGAAAATTTCATCGGTCAGATTGGAAAGGGCGTCGGGATCGCCTCCGTTATCGGCGCTTCCGACCTGGGAGCCTCGTCCTTCGGGGAACAGCAACCGCGAGATTGTGGTGGGGCCTACAGAGGGTGTTCGCTCGAACAACATCGGACCCAGAATTTCAATCGCCATCATCGCCGCTGCAATGTAGGGATTTGCGCCGGCCAGGGCGGTGCCCGCCGTGCTCCCTGCACCACCTGCGGCGGCGCCAAAGAAACTGCTTCCCGCACCTATGGCCGTGCTCGCCACATTTGCTACAGTCGACCCACCCGAGCCGGCCGCACCGGAAGCCGTTCCACCGGAATTGCCGAAAATACCGGCGATCGAACTGATGATCTCGGAGAAGCCGCCTTGATTTTCCGCTTGCGCGCCTGATCCCGCTCCGCCCGGGAAAAAGCCCGACAGCAAGGAACTTCCAACCGAGAATATTTGGTTCAACCCAACGCCTCGACCGCTTTCGACTCCGCCTATCAGGCGTCCCACCTGGCCCACGAAGCTCGACATGTCGGTCCCGCTGAGCGCCGAAAAAAAATCCGCCACAAGGGGTTCGACGGCATCAAACACGCCCGATACTGAGACCTTGCCATCCCGCTCAATCTGCTCGAACAGCGTCTTGAAAGTCGTCGCAAGCTTCCCACCAAATCCGTCCCATTCTTTTGCAACCTTGTCCTCGGCGTCCTTATGGGCTTCGGCCAAGGCGTCGACCTGATCCGTGCTGGCCGCATAAGCGCGATTGGTCCGCTCGATCGTCTCCAACCGCTCTCGCTCCAAGGCGACCGGGTCCAAATCCGAGCGCGACGCGGACGCGTCGGAAAAACGATCAACCGGCCCGAAGCTGTCGATATCGGCAAGACGCTGGGCAATGCCGACGGTCAGACGGCTTAATGCCATCTCAGTATTCGAAATGGTGACAAGCAGCCTTTCGAAAGCCCCATTGATTGCGACCGCCGACTTGGCCATCTCGACACCAGAACGGCTGGTCCCACCCGACGCGGCAACAGGATTGGAAGGAGGCCCGTAGGCACTGATCAATTGCTCAAAACTGGTCATGCTCACGGGCTCCCTTGTGTGCTGCGCTCGCGCCGCCGCTCGGCAACGCGGGTGAGATAGGCGTCGTCCATTGCGCGGATCAGATGAATGAAGTCTTCGGTCTCCCGCATATCAAACAAAGCGCAGTAGGCCTGGATTTCAGTCAGTGGAATGGGTCCCGCAACAGCCAGGGTCGGACCGGCGTGAAGCGGTCGGCTCGCCGACAGGACCCCGAACGCCCGGAGCACCGGCTCCAGATCCTCGAAAACGTCCGGTTTGTCCGTTAGCGCTTGCGGGATGATCCCGCTCTGATCAGCAAGCGCGTTCAGGAAGTCGAGCTGGTTTCCCCAGTCCAACTGCCACTGGACGACGTCTCGGAGTTTTTTTCCGCGTCCTCCAGATCCTGCTGACGGTAGAGTTCCAGATCGCTCGCCATTTCAACGACAAGGTCCCGGAAATCCTTGAACCGCGTATCGCACAAGAGGGTCCGCGCGGCCTCCGCAGAGTACGTCAGCGGTGCGCCGCCATCGGTCAGCCCCTGCCAATCCAGCAGCACCGTTTCCGCCAGAACCTCGGCGGTGATCTGCTCCGTTACACGCTCATCCAACGTGCCGTTGCGAAGGGCCCGGCGGTATGGTTTTAGCCGTTTTGTCATCGCTTCGCGGTAACGGCGGTTACCGATACGAGCGATCTTGATTCGGGCGCCGGTGCCGACGTCGACCGAGGTCCAAACGCCCTCATCTTCGAGCTGCGGATCGGCTTTGAAGCGGGTGAGGTCCATATGGGACTCCTCTCTGATGCGAACGAGACGAATGAAACGTCAGAGGCAGACGACACCGTTACAAACCGGCGCCGCCTGCGTTATCCGACAATGGTGAAAAGCGAACGGATCAGGCTGCGATCCGGTCGATTTGCAGTGTACATCCGGTGGTTGGGTCGCGAAGCGCCTGGAAGCTGAGATTGGCCAAAACATCCTGATCGGCCCCGCCCGCGACCACGGCGCCCTGGGTGAATTTCACCCTTGGCAGCGTGAAGACGTAGCTGTTGCCGTCCGCATCCGTGGTCCGGAACGAGATGTCGGTCGGCGTGTTCTCCAGGTATTTCTGGTAGAGCGCCCCGTCGCTGAAGTAGACCGTGACCGCTCCTGTGACATTGCAACGACCAGCGCCGATATCGACACTTCCAAGACTGCCGACCGCCTGAATGCCACGCAGGTTGTTGTTCAAATTGAGAGACAGCGACTGGACGGCCCCGCTGGGCATGAGGGCGCCTGCTTCCCGGATCTCGCCGACGTGGTCCACTGCGTTCAGCACCGGCGCCACGCTTGCCGCATTCGGAGGCCCCGTACCGCTGGTGGTATCGGACAGAAGGCCGGATTTTCCGTTGAATGAGAACGAGCCCGTCAAAATACTTCCAGTCGAGATCGACAACGTCATGGCGCCCGGCACCATGCCGGTGAACGTCACGTACTTCCCGACATCGCTGAAAAATTTCTCCAGCGTGAAGGAGGTTTCGGTCACCCCATTGCGAACCATGCTGCCACCAAGGGTGACGGTGAGGCCGACCGCCGCTTCGTCCGAGTCGGGCGCCGGGGTCACGCCGAGGCTTCCTGCGGCAATCGAGGTGACTTTATAGAAACCGTTGTTGGCCCCCGAGGCTGCGGAGAACCCATCGACCTTGACCCACTGTCCGACCTCCAGGCCCGCCGAAGAGAAATCGGTTACGGAACTGGTAAACGAAGAAGTCGCGTTCGACGCTGCGATATCGTCGGACGCGGTGATCGCGACCGGGAGGCGCCAAGCGTCGAACAAAGCCGCGGCCAGCAGGGCATCATAGCTGCCGTAGCTGAGCTCGAAGTCGAAGCCGCCGGACGCTTGGCCGCCGGTCTGTATCAGATCGGCGATCTGACGATCCGATCGGACCTCTTGGCTTGCGGTCGTGGTGATATTGTAGCCCAGGCTTTCGCGGGTAAAGCGAAGCTCATTCAAGGCGATGGTCGGGATAGCTCCCCACGTGTTTTCGCTCACGTAGTAGAGTTGCGCGCGGCTTGTGTCGGCCATCGTGCGGTCTCCTTCGGGTTTCGGATTGTCGGGGTATTGCGAAACGTGACGGGTCGGCGGTCTGCCAACCCATCGGTGACCGCCCGAGGCGGGCGGCGAAGCCACGCCCTGAACCGATATGTCCGGACGTGGAAAACGGTCTCTGAGGACGGGGTCAGCGCCTCACATGAAGACGATGCAAAACGGCCCGGTCGCCCGCCCAAGTCGAGGCAACGGACACCACGCGGAAGGACGTGCCTTGTAAGACGATCGCGTCACCCGGGGCAGGCTCGGCCCCACCCGAAAGCGTGTCGGCGGCCAGCATGATCATTCGGTCTCCACGCCGGACCAGACCGTCGGGATGCCCGACCTCGACATCCTCGACCACGCCTGTGACTGCAATCTCGGAGCTGGTTTCGGTAACGACCCCCGTTACCGGATCGTAGCTTGGCGGATTATCCCGGCGCAGCGTCAGAGCGGTTCCGGCGCGGCCGATCAATCGGGCGGCGGCGGGACCAAGCGCTTCATCAAGCCGGCTCATCCGCGGCGAACCTGGGCGGTGGCGTCACCGCGCACCAGGCCCCTCAAAAGCAAGTCGACTGCGGGATAAGTTCGCCCGGCAGGCGCATCCTCGGCATATTGCATCGACACGCTGCCAACCGTCTCCGACACCACACGGCCGCCCCGGTCGAGCGGCGGGGACAGGTGTTCCGTCAAGGCATGACGGGCCAACTCGGCGCAGGCCTTCTTGAGCTTGTCGGGGATTCCGGTGAGGTAGCGGCCCTCGGAATCATAGGCGCCGATCCGCGGCCAACCGAGTGGCTGGTTGAGATCGCTCAACAATCCGACCCACCGGTAGCGCCCGTCCAAATAGACCGTCGCTTTGCGCAGGGCCGACTCGCGAGCCGCTTGGTCGGCGGCAGGCCAGTCGCTCTGGCCAAGCGCAGCGTGGTGAGCATCCGCTCCCTCAACATCGACATAAACATCGTTTCCAACTGAGACGGCCATGTCACTATCTCCCGTATTTGCCGCGTGATTTGCGGCGGGGTCGGCGCCGCGTTTGCTCCGCTGGCATGTGCTGCGGGCGCGCTAAAATCCGCTCGATGCCACTTTGGCTCGACGGCGTTTTTCGTTGAGCTGGATCGTAAAGCTCCGGCAGCGCGTCGATTGCGAGCGGCGGAGGGGCAATGAAGTCACCATGGGCCAACAACCGCCAATTCGCGTATCGGGTGTCTTTCTGCGCCATGTAATCGGCCAGATTGACCACTTGCGGCTGCCCGGTTCGCGCGTTCTCGAGCACGACGGTGGGGAGAAGGTCGGGTGAGAGAGACGGCTGCGACATGACTCCTCCAGATCGGAAAAGGATCACAAAAAAGACCGGCCCCCGCTTGGGAGGCCGGCCAGTTCGGGGCCGCAGGACGGCCCCCTCGGGGGAGAGAAACGGCCGGGCGTCAACCCGCCAGACGCACCGCAAGCTCCGGTCGGACCAGCTTGGCGCCCCAGAGGACGTCGAACTCCCAGACCGTCTGCTTGTACTGGCGGCTGACCTCCAGCCGCAGCGACAGGCCGGTCTTGGCATCGGTCATCGACAGGATCTGATTGCCGAGCGAGAGATCCGCCAGCCCGGCAGCCAACGGCCGCATGGCGAGCGCAAACGCATCCCGGTGGAACAACATGTTCACCACATGCGACTTCTCGACAGTCACACCCGCCGCATCGGCCACGTCCGCTTTCAAGGCAGGCGAAATGCCGACCACGACGCCGGATGTATCCAGGCTCGCATCCGTGGTCGCCACATAGGTTTGGCTGTGACCGGCGAAAGACAGCACGTCACCCTTCAGAACGGTCGGCGTGCCGGTATCCGACTTCAAAGTCACCGCCGAAACACCGGTAATTGCCGCAGCAGCCGTGGTGATCGCATACGTCCCGTCATCCGATGCCGTTCCCGCCGTGTGGGTCGGGATACCGTCATCGGCATACCAGTCGATGCCGAACTTGCGACCGATCTCGCCCTCAATCTTGACGGTCGGGGAGCCGGTCTTGTCGGCATCGGAGAATTGCGGCTGGTTCAGCGCATTGGTTTCGGCATCGAAATCCAACACGCCGCGCCGGTTCTCACGCGGGGCGAGCTGTTTGTTCAGCAATTTGCGTCCCAATGTGGCGGCTGACACGTCGCTTGCGAACGGGGTGGTGCCCGCCGTTCCGATCAGGCCGTGAATGCCGGTGTATTCGGCATGAACCGACGCGTTGACCGCATTTGCCAGCGCCCGGATCGCCTCCGACATCTGCATTGGCACATGGTTTTCGTCCGAGTCGATCTCCATGATCTCCCGGTCGGTCAGGTAGAACCCGGCCTTCTTCCAGTTATCCAGGCTGATCTGGACCGACTGGAGTGTGGTGTCGGCATTGGCCGGGGGCAGATGCGACGGGGTCACGTCGGTCGCCGCGATCGCACTCGGCAGCGGCACATCGATGGTGTCGCCCTTTTTGGCGGCGTCGGCCGAATAGTCGGAATTGACCAGACGCGGCATGATCGCCTGCTCGCGCAGCGCCATCAGGCCACGCGCCAGGATTTTCGGCATGACAGCCGAGAGGTCGTTCGCCATTGCGAAGTCCTTTCTGAGGATTTGATTTTTTGCGTGGTGGTATGGCGATCGGCGCATCCCGCGACACGATCGGAGATTGGGTCGTCACCCGGACGACGGTTCGGGGCTATCGCGTGACAGCGATGCCCCATAAAATTCGACTCATGCGAAACGTCATCTCCGCACTTGTCGTCTCATTCTTGGCCCTGGGGACCACGGCAACAGCACAGGTGCATCACCCCATCTGCGCGCAAGCCCGCATCGAGAGCGATTGCGGCTGGGCATATCGGGACACCAGAATCTGCGAAACGGTCGACAGCGCCTACCAACCGAGACCGCCGAAAAGCGTGAACGAAGACCTCATCGCCCTGTCCCTCCCCAAGCGTGGATCTCTGTTATCGAATATCGACTTGATTGAGGCGCGTTTGATCGCCTGCGGCCTCGCCGAGGTCGGCGAGGATGTGACCGCGCGCTCCGTTCTTGATGATGAGATCACCGGTTTGCATGCAGACTTCGCGCGCTATTGGCAGGGTGGCGAGCTGCTGCCGGCCCTGGCCGAACTTATCGTAGCCCAGTACGATCTGGGCTTTCGCGACGACGCGCTCAAAAGCCTCAAGCTGTTCGATCACCTCGCGGGCGGAGCAGAGCCGCTCGGCCAGGTCGTGATGGCGCAGTTGGAGCTTGGTGGCCATATGGCCCGGCTCCGGGAATTCGAGTTCGCCGATCGCTACTTCGCCTCGGTCGAGCTTTTGTGGCCCTTACTGCCCGATCACGAAGAGAAATCGAGACCGCGGGTGCACGTCGATACGCTTGTGATGATCGCCCATACCCAGATTGAGGCAGGGGCGTTCGTACGCGGTGCCGAAACCTTAGACCGGGCGGACGCCGCTTTGGCGAATGCTCAAGTGGCGGATGAGACCCGGTCTATTCTGCGTCAAGCGGTCGACGCACTCAGAGACCGCTTGGACAAATGACGCCTCTCCAGCCTATCAGGGATAGACCAGCATCGAGACGTCGGTGATCTGCTGGATCGATCCGCGCGGAGCCGCTCTAAGCACAATCTTCGCAATCTCTTCCTGCAGGCCGCGTTGCTCCCGTTGGTCCAGCATGGTGGAGGCGGATTGCGAGGACAGGAGACGTTTCACCCTGTTTTCAACGTCACGGCTTACGCGCTGCAATGCTTGAACCGCCCGATTGTCCGGCGCATTTACCGAAACCGTGACATTAGCCGAGGTCCACCCGAGCCGGCTTCGATCGCCACGCACCTGGATCCTTGGAAACGTGTAGTAATGCGCAGCTTCTGCGGCTCCCGCGCCAAGTAAGGTCGCACCCAGCGCACCCCCCAACGCCCCGCCCATCCAAGCGAGCGCACGGCGGCGGGTGATGTCAGTCTTGGTATTAGAGGTCATGTCGGTCTCCCAGGTTTGATCCGTCGATACCTCGGCTAAGGACGACGGTGGCTGGTTTTGCGACAAGGCCTCCATATCTTATTCAGTCCCAAGCGGCGGGTTTCGACATCCGCATCGAATCATGTTGTTCGAATCAGCTTGAACAGATGGTTTGTAATTCTCAAAAACGCAAATAACGAAAAAGATCCTGATAAAATCCAAAAATATTTAAAAATTTCCTGTGCATTCTGTGAAGATTGCGGATTCTGGTTCGGCTCAACAAACAAACCCACCAATGACACAACCAAAAGCAACATCGAACCATAGACAGCGATTCGAATGTATCCAAGTAATATATCGTGATATCCTGCGGACTTAAGCCTCTGAAACACTTCAGATCCCGTAAGACCTAGAACTATTGCTTTAGCCGCACTTAAGAATCCAAGTAAAACTGCGGCCACAGTACCAGAAACTCCCATAAGCGCCGTATAATCCATTGGAAAAGGTTGGCCCAATGGCCACCCCCAAACAACAACAACAACGGCTGCTAATAAATATGGCCACCCTTTCTCAAACTGAAGCTCAGTCACAATGATCCATCCCTTCGCCATGTTCGGTATGCTGATTTCAATAGTGCCCAGCGAATATTGCGAGGATAACGACCATCGTCTCCAATTTCGATCGGCAGATCGACTTCCAAACGGTCATCTAAAAGATTTATGGTCTCCGTACTGTCATCCTCTGTAGGCTTTGCTTTCACAACTACCCGGCGAACCGCATCGCCAAGCCGCTGAATTTGATTTAGCAAACGCAGCACATCATTCTGATGGAGTGAACTATCTCTAGGAAGCCCTGTTGAATATTTAATAGTAACTGTTTCAAGGCCTCCAATCGGATTCTGCAGCACACTACCCAATCCCCGACCGTCCGAGAGATCGTTTTTTGAGACCGCAGGAACACTGATTTTTGCCTCGAATGAGCGGAAGATGCTCATTCCTCTCAACCGAGCATATCCATCCGGACGAAGCCTTACTCCAAACTCGAAGACCGGTGTCTGATTACGGTTTGGATGAACCCAGGACTCATCCGCACCATCAATATAGTCAGCTATGCCCAATGGCCTTGGACCAAAATGATTGTACTGTACAACCAAGAAGCCACTAGCTGGATCATAGACCATAGCGGTTTCCTCACCGAAGCCATCACCAGCACTCACGTCAATATTAAAGCCACCAAGAGGTTCTCCGCGTCGGTATAGGCCTGGGCCATGTTCTCTTCGACGCATGAAGTCAGCGAGGATCAACCCATCCTCGACCGTTAGAGCTTCGAGTCGCATAGCTGACAAAGAATCATCTAAAAACCGACTATCCAATGGGCGGTCAGCCAATTGATTCAGAACCGCAACAAAGTCATATCCATCAACTTGCGACAGCTGGTAAGCGTGAATTTTCATACTTTTACCTCCTTTTGGCGATCGCATCATGCGCCAAGAAGAGAGGAAAAATCAAACTCCGATTGTAAGAGTCATTTCTGAATTTGAATACGCTATCCCCTCACACAACCCGCACGCGGCCCGAGGCGATGTCGGCGACGTGGCGGGCGATGGCGCGGGGGTCGGAGAGGGCGACGGTGATCGGACCACCCTCGCCCCGACCGGCAGCCGGTGCCCCGCTCCCCGCCTTGCCGGCGCCGTCGAACGCGCGGGCATAGAGCGGGTCGGCGCGTAGCCGTTCGACCAGCTCCAAAACCGTCAGCATCTTGCCGATACGACCGCTCTTGGCGACGGCTTTCGCGGTGTCGCCATCTTCCGGTCCGGCCTTTACGGCTTTGCCCGCCTCGTCGATCACGTGAATGTCTGGAAGTCCGCTCTCCGGGTCCGAGGTCACCCGAAGGCGCGGCAGGATCACAGGCAACAACAGCTCGGGCGCCCCGCGAGCCGCCAGGATCGCCGCACGAGCTTCGGATTCCAGCAATCGGGTCTGCAGCGCGGCAACTGTGGGATCGGCGGCAGGATCGGCGGCAGGGTCGGCAGCGGGTTCAGGCTCCGAGTCAGACGCCGCCGGGTCAGACGCCGCCGGGTCTTCGTCAGCCTCCGGTGCCGAGGCCTCGGTTTCCGCATCCTTTTCGGGGTCGGTTTCCGGATCATGGGCTGCATCCGGCTCGACTTCGTCCGGGACCTCGCCCGATCCATCTTCGGACGCGTCCTGGGCGGCTTCGGGTGGGGTCGCATCCTTGAGCTGAGCCAGTTCCACCTTCAGAGCCTTCTTGGCCTCACGCTCCTTTTCGAGCGCCGATTTCAGGCCGGAGACGTCTTCCACGCCCTCTGCGTCCAACCGGAACCGGCCGTCCTCGGTTTCCACGTAGAAGGCGCGCGCCGCTTCGGGCAAATCCTCGAGACGGTCGACGATGGCGGGCAAGGACATGGCAAGTCTCCGTTACAGGTGATCCAAAAGAAGAAAGGGGTTCAGGCGGCCTCGGCGTCGATGACCCCGCGTCTGCGGATCTCCGACAGGAAGGCCTCGCGGCTCAGCTCACCGGCGAGCCGCATTTTCAGCAGCATGTCGATTTCCTGGGCGGCCTCCGGGGCCAGGCCGACATCGGTATCCAAGGTGACGCGGCCCGCCGCTTCCGGATCGATTGACATCCAGTCGGTCGCGAGGCGCAAGGCGCGGGTTAGCCCGTCCTCGACGGCACGGACGGCGGAGGACAGCGCACTATCGGCACGCGCGGCATCGATCGCCCGCTCGGTCGCGGTCATCCCACCGGAGCGTTGCACCAGCAGATCCAATCCCATCACCGCCATCCGGTCCTCAAGATCCGCGAGATCCTGGCGGCCGGCCTCGATCGCGGCCCCGGAGTGCTCGACATAACGCAGATCGGCAGTGTCCCCGTCGCCGATGATCAGGCGGTTCGGGCCGATCTCGATGCCGTCCTCGCCGACTTTGAGATTGCGGCCGAACAGAATCGGCACCCGGGCCACGTGGAGGATGTGGCGCTGGTCCGAGCTCGACTGCCAATGGGCGAGGTTGAGCCAGGCCAGATCGATCAGCCCGGGGCGCGCCGTCATGAACCCGGTCCGATCGGCGTAGATCGTGACCAACGGGATCGTGTCCATCGAGGTCTCCCCCGAGGCGTGCCGCGTCCAGAGATCGGAAGCGCCGCCCTCGCCGCGCCGCCAGGTCTCCCATCGGCCGGGCTCAAGCACGCGGATTTGTTCAATCGGTCGTTCACCCCACGCGCCGTCGCGCTCAACCACCACTTCGCGGATCCGGACCCGGTCCAGCGTGCCGCCGACCCCCTCCTCCGACAGCCGCCAGCCGATCAAGTCGCGCGCCGGAATGTGGACCAGGTAGGGTCGGATGCCCCGCGCCCGTTCGTCGGCCAAGGTCTTGCCTTCACCGGTCACGCCGCCAACGGGGTAGTCGACCAACACATGGGTTAGCCCGTCGGAAACGGCCGCGCGTAGGATGTCGCGGGCGAAGACGGTGAGATCGCGGCCTCCCAGGTCCAGGTTCTCGCAGATCCGCCGGATGTCGGGGTGGGCGTCGTCGGTCAGCGTGACGGGCTTCTGGAACGGCTTGCCGACCAGGGTTTGCAGCGCCCGGCCGATGCCATTGAACAGCACCGTGCGGTTGAGCCGAATGCGGTAGGCCTGAAAGCTTTCCCGCGGCTCGCGCGGCAGCCAGCGTTCACCGGCAACCCGCATCGAGCGGGTGCCGCCCAGCAAATCGTGCACCAGCTCCCAATCCGGAGCCATCGCGGACCAGGCGCCGTTCGGGGTCGCGACATCGGCCTCGGTGCCGAGTACGCCGGGAGTGTGGTCTGTCATGGCATGTCCTCGCTCGTGTCGTCTGCGGAAATCGGGATCAGGTTTCGTCCCACCAGAACGGAATGGTCACGGTCGCCTCGAATTCGTCGAAGCCACCTCCGGTCAGCGACACCACGGCGGCACGGGTCCGGGCGCCGCCGATGGTGCGGTGGCGGAACAGGACCGCGATCTCGTCGGCCATCGACAAAACCTCGCCCGACCCCACGCCCTTGGGCACATGGCAGCGGATCCTGATCGAGCCTTTGTGGCGGTATAGCGGTGGCTGTCCCAAACCGATGACCTCCGTACTTTCGGTGACCAGGAACAGGCTGAGGTAGCGGCCGTCCGCGGGGGTCGTGAACTCGACGTTTTCAAAGGCGATCGGCGTCGAGCTCCAGGCTCCAACCAGATACGCCTCGACCGCGCCGCGCAGGGCTGCGTGTCCCATAACGGGTCTCCCAGGTTGTGATGTGAAAGCGAGGCGGCGGCCCCAGGGGCAGCTACAAAGGCAGCCTCAATCGGATACTAACCGCTTGCGTCGCCGACGACGGCGCGTCCACCAGGTCCAGAAAATCCAACTGTGCAAAGCAAGCGACAATGTAGTGCTAAATAACCCTGCAAATACCAAAAACTTAGCAACCCCACTACCGGTAACGACATTAAATAAAACTGATAAAGGAATTGAAATTTCTAGAATACGTCGATCATACCTTCCTCTTTTCTTAAAGTGGGTCCGAAATTTTCTAATTCTATAGTTTGTGAGTATGTCAACAGGAACGACCACAAAAAACAGCAATAAACACTGAATCAAACTTATTTGAATAGCTAAACGCAATAATTCTATTTCTCGGTCCAATTCTTCTAAAATGCTCATTCAACCCCCCGTAAAATCAAATCACATTCCACCGCACGCTTCACCAAATTGACGCCGATTCTACTTCTGCCCCGTGAACCAAACACCAATTACAAATAAAGACAAAAGCAAACCCAACGTAGTGCTGATAAACATGTAGTATATTAAAAATCTAACAAACACCAATCCATGAAATATTGAAACAATAAAAGAAATAATTAAACAAAAAATAAAAAATTTTGGCAAATATTTGTATTTTCTATGGCCGTCTTGAAGAAATTCAACAAACTCTTCACTTCCAAAAATTTTCCTGAAAATCAAAATTAATGCCAATATAAAAATTTCAATCACGCCTATGGTCAACAAATTTCTGAAGAGCACTAAGTCCTCTGGAGTTATACCATCCGCATTCATTTCAAACCTCGCGAAATTAACTCTTTCTCTGCCGCGCTTTTTACGTATTCATATCATTTTTCAGTCAAAAAAATCGCGACTTCAAGAATGCTTGTCGGTGATGCGTCAACAACGGAGCCAATAACACTAATCGCATTTTTTACAACTGCGGCAGCCGTGAGCTTGAAGAATAGAGCCTTCAGCTCTGCTGTTGGTTTGTATTTCAGGTTGAACCGGTTGGCTGATTCACTATTCAACCGAAAAACGTAAAGCAACGCACTTGCTGCAATTCGATCGGACAAATACAAACGTTCAATTCTGTGCTTAATGTTCAGATTTCCAGCAAGGCGGTAATCGTCTCCGACCAACAGTATCTGCTCCATCAAATTCAATATCTGCGGCCTTTCCTGATCTGAAACACAAAGAGCCTTGATCCGAAAAATTTCCAGAAGATAACCCTCGCGGGTGTAACCGCTGGGAACCGCGATCCCGTAGATGGACCCCGTACTCCCGTCCAAATCAGTGATCCGCCGTTCGACCTCCGCCTTAAGATCGGACACGAAGGTTTTCTCCACGGCCATGGACATGAATGAGATAGCGGCAATCGGCACTCCGATCCGGGTCGCAGCGTCTTTTGCCGCCTTGCTGATTTTGACGAGTCCGAGAGATGCGAGAATACTGGGAATGATGTAGGAACCAGCCGTCACAACGATTCCTGCAATAAGGGCGTATTGCGCAAGAACTACATACTCTTGGATAACCGCGATCAGCGTTTCGCTATCCTGATATTCCATCCAGTCCGCCAAAAACGGCCGCCCCATCGCATTGCGTCTATGCTCAAGCATCTCAGCGGCGCGGCTATCCGATCGGCTGACTTGATCGATGATTTGGCTCAACCGACCGGATAATGTCCCGTCTTGGCTCGGCAGTTTCGCGATGAGGCCTATTGCACCCGCGAGGATACGTTCTTCGACCTGGAACTGCCCTGGTGTAACCTTGCACCGCGCAAATTGTGCCTGTCCAACCCGGATCTCGGACTGTGTCGCCAACGGCTGCCCGGTCACATAGGTGGCGCCACCGGTCCCATGGTGCCCCACCGCCTGTGTCCAGCTCGCATCTTGCAGTACGCGATCAAGCGCCTGCCAAAGCGCCCGAGGCACCATGCCCGACGATCCATCCAACGGAGCCATTCTGCCAACTCGGGGGTCGGCCACATGCAGCGATTGTACCTCAATACGCGCCGACACCCGTAAATCCCGGTCCAGGCCGACCCACTTGACGCCGGTCGCCAACCCAAGATCATGCTCGACCCGCAACAGCGCCTGCATGAAGCGCTGTCTGAGGGTTTGATCCGAGATCGCTTTCTGCCGGTCGAACTCTGACAGGATCGACTGGGTCGTTCGGCGCAAGTCCTTTGTCCAATAAGCCTGCGGAGGCTGGGCGTTTGGCAGCAGGCGAAGCTCATTGGCCCAGGGGGCCGCCTTGTCGAGCAGCGCGCGCCAGGTGTTCGAGTTCGGTCGGATTGTGCCGTCGGTCTCGGCCTGACCGAAACGGTCCATCTGGCCGGAGGCGGATGCGGTGAGCCCGGCATAGCGCTGAAAAGCGGCGATCGCCTGCACCAGCGCCTCCGAGCCCATACCGGTCAGACCGCCATCCCAGAACCCATGACCCGGTCGCTCTCCGATATTGGCCAGCAGCACCTGCACCTTCAGCACGTCCTCTCTCGACACATTGCGGCCCTCGTCACCGCACAGTTGCATCTGCATGATGGAACTCTCCTCATGCCAAGGGAAGATGGTGGGCCGGTTTCCGACACGCGGCTAAAACAGAAATTCACGGCTGTCCGCTGGCCTGCCGCCGAAGGCCAGCTCGGTCAGAGCCCACACCAAGGCGTCCAGCCGATCGGGAGAGCCTTCGGACGGATCGCCCGTGAAGCCCACCATCTGGTCCTCCAACGCCTGTAAAGGTTTGGCGTGACGCACCCGTCCCTGCTCGTACAGCGCCGCGATCGGCTCGGCCCGCAGGCGTTTGCCTTTGGTCGCCCGTACACTGCGCACCGGAACGTTGGGGTCTACCGTCCCCAGGGTCGCACGCACCATATCGCCCCCCTGATTGACCTCGCAGACCAACGCATCCGCCGCATGGCTGCGCCATAGAGTAATCGCCCGGCGCGCCCAATCGTCTGGCGAATACCGGCCGGAACCGTCTTCCAGCACCCAAAACTCGCCGTCACGTCCCAGACTGGTGACACCCGCCACCACGATGCCGGTCTCGTCCGAGCCGTCGTGGGCGGTGACAGCCGGGTCGACGGCAACCACCGTGCGCACCAACGGCGGCGGCCCACCGGATGTGGCCCTGGCCCTCTCAAGACCGCTTCTGTTCCAAAGCGCGCCGGGCAGGTCCACGAGGTATTCGCCGTCGATTTCCTGTCGACCCAATCGTGTCCCGCCGTAGCGGGCCAGGATTTGGTCCAGGAATCCTGGGGCCAGATTGTCGGTATTCTCGTGGGTTGCCCCGCGGGTCACCCGGGTTGCCGGGTCCGCGATCAGCCGCGAAAGCCAGGCCCGTGGTTTCGGCGTGGTTGTCGCCACGCAGCGCGGGTCGCTGCCCAACCGCAGACCCAGCATCAGGTTGTCCCAAGCGGCCTCGTGACGCCATTTGGCGATCTCATCGGCCCAGGCAGCATCGAATTGCGGGCCGCGCAGCTGATCCGGATCGTCCGCCGAGAACGAGGTCGCGATCGCGCCGTTCGGCCAAGTCAACCGGCGCTTGGACGGCTCGTATTTCGGGCGAAACCACGGCGGGCACGTGGCCAGGATGCCACTCTCCCCCTCAATCATTACGTCACGCGCATCGGCTGCCGTCTCCCCCACCAGCGCGATGCGCCGCGCCTGGCCCCGTTCGGCCAAGGTTCGCACCCATTCCGCACCGGTTCGGGTTTTCCCGAACCCCCGTCCGGCCAGGATCAACCAGACCCGCCACGCGTCTAACGGCGGCAATTGCTTGTCCCGGGCCCAGATCGTCCAATCGAACAACAGGACCGCTACCTCGGAATCGGTGAGCTTGGAGACGAAATCCCTACGCGCCTTCGGCGTCAGACTCCGTATCCAGGCCCGCAAGGCGGGTTTCAAGTGTTTCGCGGGCGTTGGAGACTTCATCGGCTAGGGCCTCGTCCAAATCCGGGGTGTCGGCCGCTGCGGCCGCGCGCTCTCGATACCGCTCGGGGCGGTGCGCTTTGAGCAGAAACATCAGCAGGGAGTCCGAGTATTTTTTGACGGTGCCGGCGATGTTTCCTTGGTGAAAGTGCGGGCTATCAACTCCGTCCACCGCCCGACGCCGTGCCTCCGCCTCAAGGGAGTCCACCGCATTCTCCAACGCGTCGGTCCATTCCGAAGCGAAGTCGATATCGGTCGACCGCATCGCGTAGGCGTGGCTGCGGGAAACCCCCGCCTTCCGGGCCGCTGCCGAAATGTTGCCGGATCTGCCAAGCTCCTTCAGGAACTTCGTGCGGCGTTGTGATGTCCAACGAATGGCGGGCATGAAACCTCCGCAAAAAGACACGCGCCCGCAGCGCCACGCTCACATCGGAGCGGCCGAAGGGGCTCGCAGAAAAACAGGAAACCGCATATGCAACGCGGCCGGGATCGACATCCCGGCCGCGTGCTGCATGGCTTGTGAAATTGGCACCGTTTTCGGTGCCGGGACCGCAGCCGACTTTCCCTCACCCGAAACAGGTTCTAGGCGAGAGGTCATCGGCCGCAGGTAACTGCCCCGATCGGCGTCGCAATCGGATTAGATCAATCCGATTCGACGAAACATGGGAGCCGGTTTATCGGATGAAAGGGTGTTGAACGCGCCTTCTCCGACCGTGCCACAAGTTTTATCCGATCTTATAAACGTTGTAAAGCGTTTTTTTCCTACAATTTTTCATCCGACCTCAGAACGTTGAAATCATGAGTAATTCTGCGCTCAAGATTTGTTCGATCGAACGGCCCTCTGGTGTCTCGAAGATGCCGACGAACCTTCTGCAGCCCCCGATTGGCAACCTGCCGCAGGGTCATATGGCTACGTCCGTCCAGAGCCTCCAGCTTTCGCCAGGGGATCTTGCAGGCGCGGGCCCAGAGGATTCGCCGTTCACCCTCCTCGCATGCCAGCAGCCAGGACAGCACCTCATCCATGCGGTCGATCGCACGCGGTTGCGGGGCTGGTGGTCGGGTCCGGGTGCGCTCGGACGTCGCCAACAGGGAGACAGAATTCTGGACGACCTCCGGCCACGAGGTCAGATGCGCCTTCAAACTGGCGCGAGGCATGGCCCTTAGGGTGGCGGCAGCATCCTCCAGGTAGGCCTGGAGCGCCGCGTCATCCATGGGAAATTCGGGTGCCGATCTGGTGGACATACCACTGTCTTGCGGACGGGATACCGCCGGCTTCAGGCGCTGGGGCGCGCGCGTCATCGGCCGCCCTCCCGTGCAACGGACTCGCCGGGGTATGGGATCGGTTTCAGGTCGCGCAGGGCGCGTATTCGGTTGGCTTCCCGGATGACCGTGCGCAGCGGAACCGGCCTGCCATCGCACGAAAAATGCCCGCGTCCATCGGTGACAGCCCTCCCGTTGAGGGTCTTCAATGCGCACTCGACCGGAGGACTGAAGGACTGACTACGGCCGGACGCGACACTGGACAAATTTCTCTTGGTGATGGAAGCGGGGGGGATAACGGCGTAACTGATAGGCATGAACTTACAACCTCTCGGGTTAAATAGGAATTATAGTACAATTAATTTCTTATTGAAAACCGATCAATCATTTTTTTACGTATTCCCTTCGAACCCCAATCGGATTAGTCTGAGATCATGAAATTAGATCCCGTACGTCGAAAATTGTTGGAGCTGGTCGCCCATCGCGATCCGCCGACGGACCTGAAAAAGGCGTCGCTGTTCTGCGGCAAGAACCATGCGTATCTGCATCAGTTCGTGCATCGCGGAACGCCCCGAAAGCTGCCGGAAGACGTGCGACACGCGCTGGCACTTCATTTGGGGGCCGATGAACAGCTGCTCCGCCACGAAACCCTGCCCCCGTCCGGGACCGCTGGACGGCAAAGTCTGGACGTCACCGCCCGGCGGCCCAGCGCCTACGCCTACGGCATGCCGGGTTTGGCGGACAGAGATCAGACAGCGGTACGCCCCATCGACCCCGAGACCGAACCCGGCGTCGTCGCGATCCCCGAGGTGCGTGTGGTAGCCGCCGCCGGTGGCGGGTCGGTCGCCGAGTACGAACCACTGGGTGACAACTGGTTCTTCCCGGTCGCTTGGCTGCGGCACGAGTTGCGGGCGAAAGCCGCGGATCTGAAGATCATCTCGATCGACGGCGATTCGATGGAGCCGGTGCTCGAAAGCGGCGACAAGGTTCTGATCGACACCTCCCGCGTGGCGCCGACCCCGCCGGGAATTTTCGTCCTCCACGACGGATTGGGTCTGGTTGCCAAGCAGGTTGAGTTCATTCCGAACACCGACCCCGCCGGTCTCGTCATCAAGTCCGCCAATCCGCGCTATCAGGATTACGAACGGACGGTGGATGAGGTGAACATTGTCGGCCGGGTGATCTGGTTCGCCCGCCGGGTCTAGCACTTTTTTCAGGAGATACCGTGATGGCCAGCCTCCCGTCCGACCCGTTCGCGACCGGCATCGCCGCTTTCGCCGAGGATCTGCGCGCCGGCCGCACCACGGCTGTTGCAGCGACCGAGGCGTGTCTGGAGCGGATTGCGGCGCTGAACCCGAAACTCGACGCGTTCCAACTGGTTGACGGCACCCGCGCCCGCGCCGCCGCCGCTGCGATCGATGCGCTGCTGGCCGCCGGCACCGATTTGGGTCCCCTGATGGGCGTGCCGATCGGGGTGAAGGACATCATCGTGGTCGAAGGCCTGCCGACCACCAACGGCTCGCTGTCCGACACCGCACACCTGAACGGCCCCGAGGGCACCATCATCCAGCGCCTGAAAGAGGCTGGGTGCATCATCCTGGGCAAAACCAAAACGGTCGAGTTTGCGCTCGGCGCCACCGGTGTGAACGAGGCGCGGGGCACCCCGTGGAACCCGTGGGATTCGAGCATCCGGCGCATCCCCGGCGGCTCCTCTAGCGGCTCGGCGGTGGCGACGGCGGCGGGGCTTTGTGCGTTCGCTTTGGGCACCGATACCGGCGGATCCGTCCGCATTCCGGCCTGTTTCACGGGATTATTCGGCCATAAAACCACGGTCGGGCTGTGGCCGACCGACGGCGTCTTCCCACTCTCCCCCACCCTCGACAGCATCGGCCCGCTGTGCCGGAACGCGGGCGACGCGGCCATCGTGCACGCGGTGATCACCGACGCCGCCGTGCCGATGCCCGCCCAGCTTGAGGGCATGCGCCTGGGCCGCCCCGGAGCGCCCTTCACCGACGATCTGGACGAGACCGTCCGCGCCACGTTCGAGGCTGCCGTGGTCGCCCTGCAGGCCGCCGGTGTCGAGATCGTCGACATCGACGTGCCCGAGGCGGCGGAGCGCGGCAAGCTGTTCCCCGCCATCGTCCCGCCCGAGCTGATCGCCCGCCTCTCCCCCGAAGGCTTTGCCCAAGCCCGCGACAAGATGGACCCCACCACCGCCGTGCGCGCCGCAGGCGGGCTTGAGATCTCCGCCGTCGACCACCTCGCCGCCCAATACCGCCGGGTCGAGCTGGAGCGGATCGCGGCGGGTAAGCTGGAGGGCCTGGACGGCTGGATCACCCCCACCTGTCCGTTCGTGCCCATGCCGGTCGACGCCCTGCAACACCCCGAGGAGGCCAAGCGCGCGCTGCTGTCCTCCCGCAACACCCAGGCGGCCAACCTGTTCGGCATCTGCGCGTCCAGCCTGCCGATCACCCAGTTCGGCGCGCACCTGCCGGTCGGCCTGATGCTGATGTGCGGCCGGGGTGAGGATTCCGAACTCCTCTCCCGCTCGATGGCCCTTGAACACGTCCTCGGCACCGGCCCCGCTCCCGATCTCGACGGGTTTGAGTGA